CAATCCTTCATCCGTACCGAGCATTTCCTTCATCTTAGAAGCAGAACCGCCAGCCTTCTCATTAATCAACTGCAATGCTTCCTGGAAAGTACGCCCTTGAAAAGCGGCATCCCCAAGTTCCCCAGCAGTACCCTGGATAGCAGCCCGGATTTGGGTCATTGCCTGCGATGTCGGCGTTCCTTGTTTGGTCAATGAAGCGACTGCACCCAACACCTGATCAATACTGATCCCGTATGCGGCCGCAATAGGTGCAACCTGGGCTATGGAGGCTCCTAATTCGCCAAATGTAGTCTTACCCAATCGGACAGTTGTAAAAAGCTGATCCGAGACTGTACCGGCCTCCTCTGCTGACATCTTATAAGCATTCAGGATCGTTGTAACAGCATCGGCTGCCGTCTCGGTTTCTGTAAGCCCTCCCACGGCTGCTTTAGCCGAAACTTCTAGAATTTTCATACCAGCCGCCCCATCATGACCGGCAGAAACGATACTATAAAGTGCTTTAGCGGCCTCCGGAGCCTTGATCGGTATCTCTTGGGTTATAGACATAACCTGATTCATAAAACCGGTCATATCATCCGTCACCTGCGTGGAAATGGTCGCCACTTCCAGCATGTTCTTCCGGAACTCTTTTTCAAAGTCGTATGAGCTTTTTGCTGCCTGTGCAAAAGCAGTTGCCGCACTAATACCAATGCCACCGAATACGTCAAAAGAGGTAATCTCACTTGCCAGAGTCTTGATAATTCCCATAGCCTCGCGTTTCCCCTCGTAAAAGCCAGAGTTATCAAATCCTGTCGCAACATATAGCGCTCCCTCCCTATTTCTAATTCCCATAATGCGTTTATGGTAAAATATAAACTAAAAGCATTTGTATTCAGGAATCTTTTGTATATTTGCTGTATGAGTCCAACGGTTTTTTATAAAAATGGAATGCGTTTCTTTTTCTTCTCTTTAGAAGAAAACAGAATGCATATACATATCAGACAGGCAGAAAAAAAGGCTAAAATTTGGATAGAACCTTCTATTTCTTTGGCTGAGAATAAAGGTTTTTCTTCAACTGAAATTTCAAACATACTAAAGGAGGTACAAAAACATGAGCGTATTATTAGAGAAAAATGGAACAACCACCGCGGAAGTAACAATGATTAATGCACGCGGTATCCTCCTTTTCGTAGGAGGAAAGGAATATTATCTATCGTATGACAGATATCCTTGGTTTAGAAATGCAAAAGTCTCGGATGTATTGGATGTAACCATGCCGGATGAAGAATCGTTGCGTTGGGATGCAATCGATGTGGATCTTGAGATTGACAGCATAATTCATCCGGAACGTTACCCGATATCTTTTTAACGAACAAAGCCCTGCTAACTTCACAGTCCGCAGGGCTTTCTTACTACCAAACAAATCAAAATTTATCACTATGACAAAACCTTTTCTCTACTTTCAATGTAATATATAGTTATGCAGATAAAACTTTCTTTATCCGTTTCACATGGCCTGTATCGAAGTCAACCATTTCAACCCATTCTCCATCTTCCTCTTTAATTGACGTATCTTCCGAATGAAAATCTTTGACCCTTCGATTCATCAAATAACCACGTTCACGAAGCATGCCGACCAACAAAACAAAGCTGCTATCCAATATTTGTTCATGAGAATAGCCGAAAGCCTCGTTGCAGGTCACTAAGAACATGAAGCTGCTTTGAGGGCCTTCTTCTTCCATGTCTCGCTGTTTTTCTGAAGGGCTATTATCTCCACTTCGCTTAACGGGCTCACAGCTTCCAGCGCTATGATAGTACGAGAAAAAGGGTTACAGCCTACCCGGTACAAGACGGCATTCAGAAGGATATAGATATCCTCCCATGTACAGTTGTCTTTCAGAACTTCCCGGAACCAGGCCGGCATATCACCTTTCTTATTATGAATGCCAAGACATACGATTTCAAAGATAAGTTCGTCATATTTGGCTATCAGTTCGGCGACCTGATTGGAAAATCCTTTATTCTTATCAGCAATCAAAACCTCTCTATCCTCTTTATCGATATAAAGCAAAAGAGGCTTTATTCGAAACCAGGTGCGGACAGTGATCGGGGTTATGGCGATACTATCCCCTACCGTCTTTCCTTCCGGTAATGATTCAAGCCGGGTAAATTCAAACGGAATGGTTACCGGCTGACAAGAAACGGATTCACTTTCTAACTGGAGTACTTGTTTTACACTCATATTTTCGATTAAAATATAAAAGCCCCGGATAGTTCCGAGGCTTTCGATAACCTAAACAACAGTCCTTAATTATTCTGCTGCTTGTACGGCTTCTGTTTCTGCGCTTGTCTTCTCTCCGGAATACAAACCGTTTGCCATAAACTTGACAAGGATTTTATCGCCTTCATTTTCCGGCTGGATCATATAACTGTCACCAATAGCCCCCTCAATATCTTGGGCTTCTCCCTGGCCATCCACTTTACGTTGCCATTGGAAATCACCAGTCGCTTCCGCAGGTGTCAAGGTGGCCATAAGCGTTTCACCAACTCTGGGTGTACCGGTGATTGCAACTGCCGTTACCGGAGTAAGGGTTACATTCATCACCGCCCGACCGAACGAAGATCGTTGCTGCCCAGCAGAGGTAATTGCTGCCAAACGGGTACATTTAACTAGCAAAAGGTCTGTTTGTTCTGAAGACGGAGCCTGACTCAAGCGGGCACTGACTTTACAAATGGCAAATGTATATTCCGTATACTTACCTTTGTACGGTGTTGTCTGTATCTTGAACGATTTGCGGATATTTGGAATATCAATCGGAGCATTCCACTTACCACCACTTACAGAACCACCACAAAACGCGAGCATCTCCTGAGCTGTCGGCGACGGGATAGCAAATTCAAAACTATCCGGGTCGCCAGCCTTATCGAATGACTCCCATGGATCTTTCATCCCTTCCGCACGGAAATCGACAGAGGTCGCTTCATTGAAATTGAAAGCAACTGAGCCTTCATGAACGATCGGACACTGTGTATAAATAGAGGCCGGAACACCATCACCGGGGTCACCATATCCTAAGAAGGATACGCCTACCGCCAAACTTCTTTCATTAGCCATATTCTTAATCTATTTCTGTTATTACTTCAAATCTTATATTCGTACAATCGAAGCCTTCTTTTGCTTCGCCAAGAGGTTCGGACCATACGATCCGAGATTTCCAATACATGCCGAAAGGAGGTGTGATATTTCGTAGTGCAGACTTAACTTTTCGTGTCACTCCTTTCATTAGCTGTCGATCAGGCCTGCCTTTCGCTTGATTCTTCACAAATACGTTGATATTAACCGAACCTTTATTCACAACCTCTGTTTCATTTAACGTGAGCATCCGGATTGTGATATGATTCTTTGTCTCACCATCACCAGAGCGATCTTTGTACAGAATAAAGCTCGTACTGACCGGTTCAACCGCATCATACACGATATCTACTATATCAAACTGATCAGCCATGTTCAATATCCTTTCTCAGCGAGTTTATCAAATAACATTCGACTCTGTTTCTTGATCCAATCCTCGGCATGTTCCGTGGCAACGGAGATAACATCCAGATTTTCGATTGCTTCCACATACTTGGCATAAGGCATAGCGGCTACACCAATCAATACCCAGCCATTCTTATAAAGGGGTAGTAATTCTGATACGAGCCTTTTAGCCTCTCTCAATCCCGTATATTTATCGGTACCTTTCTTATCTGACAACTCGTAGTTCTCGGTCAATATATCGCCATCCTTGACGATCACATAACCGATAGAGCTACGGAGGTTACCAGTATGATCCTGATAGTTTCCTTTCTTTCGGGCAATCTTCACGAACTCTTCCCCGGCACGTTGCAATAATTTGTATATCCGCTCTTCCGCCCGGTCCACATAATAATCGAACCAACGTTCTACTTCTCTATCGCTCCACATCGGAGTCAAACCACCTTTCCTTGCCATAAGCTACACATAGATTACAGAGTGAGTCTGAAACGGTTCCCAGCTAATGATATCCACATCGAGAGCGATACTGTCAATCCGGATATGCTTCGCATTTTCCACAGGACGGGCCTTTGTCGAGAACTCACCGTGTACGATAAATTCCTTCCCATCGACATTCCGCTTCAATTGCTGTCCGCTATTGGATGGAAAGTATTGCCCTGTAACCTCTATTTCCGTCGGTTCTCCGGCAACCCATTCCCCTTTTACCAATTGTCCGGATTGGATTGTTACTATCGCTTTATGTGAATACCGTCTTACCATCTGTTTCGTGCCCTTCCTTTTGGAACTTCAATCTTATTCCCGATCAGTTCTGCTTTCTCCGGTTCTCCACCTTCCCTATACAGCCGTTTTGCCGTAGCGTCATACCAGGAACGAGGATAAGTGATAGAGAGTTTGTTTTCTGTGAAGTCCGGTAGACCACCGACCATTGAATACAGGTCGGCAGCCACCAGCTTTTGTTTTTGAATATCGATCGTCTTACTATCCTCTGTACCTTCAAGGCCGCGTCCCGGCAAAACGACGTTGTCCAAAAAATCTTCACAGTCGGCAAGACCGGGATAAGCAAGTATTGTATCTCGGATCGTCTTATCCATGGCCGTTATTCTCCGTTTTCGGTATCCTGAATCGTTTGATCTTCCGGTTCAACAGTTTCACCTAAGAATGTTGCCGGGATATCATCCGTACCTTCAGTATCTTCAGATGCGCTCCAATCCTTGCCATCCACCTTCATGATGAACATGGCATCCGGATCGTTTACGACAGGGATAGCATTTGCTTCTGCTTTCGTCCATTCCTTGAACGGTTCCAGTTCAGACCATTTGGTAACCAATACCCAATCCTGTTTTACCATGAGGGCAATCTTCTGCAAGGTAGCGGAAGATTCGGCTGCAATCGGTCCGTGTTGGATATCACCAACCTTCAAATCCTCCAAGAAACATACACGTTTACGCTCCCACGGATTGATCGTCTTACGACGATGAGCCTTGTCCTCGATACGGACAGACGGATTCACAGTAATGATCTTCACCGGGATTTCCTGTTCGGCCAGATACTCGTTGATAAGATTTTTCGTCACCAATATTTTTGAAGACGAATTAACCCATGCCTTCAATGTGTCGAATGTTGATTTCTGCTTCTTCAACAAAGAGAAGTCAGCCACGTGCATCACTACATAGCGAATCGTTACTCCCTCGGCAGAAGCAGCAACAACCGTATCTTCGATATCCTGCAAGCCGTTGGCCGTTGAAGCGTTGCTCCAATCTACAGAAGATTTACGCTGGTTCTTCTTCGGCATACCACAACCAACAAACTCAGCCGTAACGACACCGCTATTATTCTTTGCCGACAAATGGAAACCCGCACGGCTCATGAGCTGCATACACCACCATTCGAAACGGGCACGGACAGAGTTATACACGAAATCCTGATCCTTGAAAGCCAGGTTCAGCAATGCCAATTGATCTGCGTCACCCTGTGCGTCACGTTCCAACTGTTTGTACTCGTTGTAATCACTTTCGTTCATACCACGCTTAACGGCTATCTTTGGAATATCACCGGACAACTTGCTGATTACCTCGCGCGTCTTCTGCGGAGCGGAAGCGTCAAAAGAGATCACATCTGCCATTACCGGAGCACCCTTCTCGCCGGTCAGTGTCTCCCACTTCAACGAAGTCTTTCTTTTCACCCCGAAGAAGTTCGGGAAAACGACTGGTTTCACATGCCGGGTATTCAAACGAGCCGCCATGTTCTTTTTATTCACCTGTTTAATTAAACTTCTTTCCATATATCAGATTTTAATGGATTACACAAAACGGATAAACGACATTAATGCCTTTAAGTCCTTATCTACTGGGAACGGCATACAGGATTCGTTTACCGTACCTCTTACCAATAACCCGGACTGCTGGTTGGCTACAGTCAAGTCGACTTTATTCATCGTGACGACCAATTCGCCATCATAAGGTAACTTGGTGGCTTTCGCAGCCTGCTTGTCTTTAGCCTGAACCAATACTTGACCTTTTGTTGCAGCCCCAATCGTTGCTGCCAGCGTAATCGTATCGAAATCCGCATTACTCTTATCAATAGCTGTGATCTTATCGGAAGCGCCAGTCAAAGCGCCACCAATCGTCACGAAGTCACCCA